TCTGCTTTGCCTACGATAAGAAGGGTGAAGGACGTGTCTTGAACGCAGCGCACATCCAGCGAGCAGTGAGCAAAAAATCCACAACTGCTAAGAAACTGGACGGCAAGGTTGATGCACCCATCAAGGGTGTAAAGGATTTGCACAGTCTGATAGCCTATGCAATCGATCACTACGGCATTGCGGCAACAAGTCAGGAACTGATGAACCAGATTGCACAGGCTCAAGAACAGTCTAAGCAATAGATGTCACTGCCCAGCCTTCGGGCTGGGTTTCATCGGTCTGATGAGTGCGATAGCATGAAACGTGGGAAGGTGCCCACGTAACCGATTAACAAATGTTCTTAGGAACAAACAAGGTGCTGATATGGATTCAACAATTACAAACTGGGTATGCGCAGTCATGGCGGCATGGCCTTTGGGATACCTCCTTGGTATGCTAATAGCATCTATATAACTGGCTAACACTGGTTGATAGATTTATATAACTAGTTATAACTTTGAGGTGATACAAATGAAAGTAACAGAATTAGACAAGCACTTGAACGTGCTACATGGGGCGCTGCTGGATGCTGAAGTGGCGCGACTCATCGACGCAGATGCTGATTATGATTGTGATGAAGAGCTGGAATGCGCTCAACTTACACTGGAGGAATTACAATGGAATTAAGTCGAGTGCCAGCGGCATTGTGGGAGTTCTCGCACCTATCATTCACCTCGGACAATCGAATTGTCTTGAAGTGCAATGCAACAGGTCGGGAGTTTGGATCACTACAAGTGGATAGACATCTAATCCACTATGTGGAATCACGTGAACTGTCCGGCGGCTACATTGGCACGTACGGTCGACAGGGCAACATCACAACCGATACATGGTTCACTGAAGCTGTCACAAATCGAATCGATGATATGCGAGTGTTCCGAGATTTATAATTGGTTACATCTTTGCAAGGCGCTCGGCACCCATGGGGGTGTCGGGCTTTTTGTGTATGTTGAGCATACCGTTCAGCATACCCAAGAAACTTGACATTTAGTTGCCATTGTGTTATGGTAGCTTTTCGCTCGATCGACCGATCAAGTGAGGCACAACTGATGAGGACTAGCAAGATGAAAGACAATGAAATTATCGTGGACGTATACGAGATCAAAAGACAGATCGATCTCGCCAAGGTGCGTATTGTTGCCATACACCCGACCACTGGTGTTCGGTCAGCACGTACCGGATTCGTATCAAAGGCACGTCTGTCGCCTGCCATGTTCAAGCACTACTATCGCCAGATCGAAGGTGACTGCGTCAACCCGTTCGAATCAGATGCTGAAGCATTCGCTTCGCTTTCAAAAATATAACCAGTTATAACTCTTCAGGAGTATTATCAATGAACATCATTCAAACCGTACTGAACACCACCAAGCTTAGAGGTGGATTCACCGTCAACCCAATCACCGGCAACCCGCCTCCTATTGCTGGCTATATGGTGGGCATGGGGAAGGAGCGCAGAGTACCGCGCATCACCTACTCTGACATCAAGCAATACATCAATGACCACATGGACTACTGGTATAAGACGGAAATGTTCCTAGGAACATGGACATCCAACGGCACTGTCTACCTTGACGTATCACAGCGGTTCCTCGACAAAGAGGTGGCCCTCATGCAGGCCGCTTTCAATGGCGAAGAAGCAATCTTCGACATAGCCACGGGGCAAGATATTGAGGTGACTCAATGAAGGCCGATGACGGGGTGCTGCTTGTAATTATCTTCTGGGTGTTGTCAGCAGTTATCTACACTGACAAGGCACAAGCGGATTATGATCCTGATAGCTACGGCTATGTGATGGTGTTCGCTGGGGCCACCACCGGCAACACGTGGATCGACAGTGTACCGATGTCCAATGGCTTTGGTGCTGGCTACGTCCAACGATTGTATCAATCGGACTTCTTCGTATCAGGCAGATATGAACACACCAGCCAGCTGCTGGCGGGCAAGCCGTTCAATGACATTCAAGAGAGCTGGATTGACCATGTTGGAGTCACACTAGAATATCGATTCTAGTTCTTACCCTGCCATTTGAGGATGGCAGACGTAAGAGCTTGACAAAAGCCGAGAGTTGCTTTACAGTGCAACTCTTTGATTCACATACAGTTTTACGGGGCACCTCCGACAGGTGCATTACATGCCGGTAATATTAGCCGGTATATTGGAGTTTGAAATGACTACAGCAACAGCAGTATCACCCGCCCTGCCGATCAACCTGATCGTGCAGTATAAGGAGGCCGAGCTTGCCGATGATATGGCAGACGGTCGTCGTTCGGACGCATGGCAGGAGATGGTGGGTATCTCGAAGAAATTCGCCAGTGAAGACAACTGGATGGGTGCGCTCCGTGCTCAAGAGGACGACTACATGGAAACCATGTATGCCGATGTACCTGAAGCCAAAAAGGGTGATGGAACATGGAAGTACCGGAAGTTTACTTTTGCTGATGTGAATGAGCAGGGCGAGAAGGAGTATGGCGGTTTGCCTGCTGGCTACAGCAGTGCCAAGTCCACCATCAAGCAAGCCCGCGAAGCCGGTGTTCGCCTTGTCGAGAAAGGCATGGCTGTACCGAAGACCGTAGTGGGCAAGGGAGTGGCTGCACACAAGGCCAATCCTGCTACACCGTTCCAACAGGCACTCAATCACTTGAAGCGTCTGCGTGTATCCATGGAATCTTTGGATTCCAACGAGAAAGCTGCTATCCGTGAGGAGCTTTCAACTATATAACTAGTTATATCTCTCAGGGTTCCCCGCCGCCCCTCGCCATCGAAGGAGAAACACCGATGAGCGTTAAGTGCGGGAAACAATTTTGTTCCTAAGAACAGCAGGAGAAAATAAATGATTATCTCGGCAACAGTAATTGCCAACCGGGTGAGAGCCTTAGCTGGAGACGCTGGCCTGAAAGTGCAGCTGTCCGATCAGGACATAGCTTGCACCGATGGAACGACAATCTTCCTCAAGCGACCCTCTTGGAAATGGTCAAAGGAAGAACTGGTGATGTGGGAAGGCAATGCCTACCACGAGGTGGGGCACTGCGCTAAGAACAATCGTGACATCTTTGATGTCATTCACAATACACCAGTGCACATGGCTAGCCGATTGGGCAAGTGCCTAAATGCGCTCGACGACTTGCGTCAGGAGCACGAGCAGTACGGCCGGTTCACAGGACGTGACCGGGTCATGGGTGAGTCGAACAGGCTCATAATGGATGGGCATGTTGAGACGAAGATGTTTGAGCAGACATCCGAGGACGGTGGTATTGAGTTCTTGCAGGTTGTTTTTGCTTACATGACCTTTGTCATGGAGTGGTATCCTGCAATGGCGGGTGCCACTAACCAAGTGCTGGATCAGCTTCGTCCTGAGACGATGAGTCAGCTTCAAACTCTCATCGAGCACGATGATGAGATCAACCCCATTGGCTGTGATGCAGCCGAGACGTACAAGCGATCCAAGCGCATGCTTGAGCTGCTTGGCCTTGACCCCGAAAAGGAGGAACAGGATGCAAAAGACAAAGAGGCAGCCGAAGAGCAATTATCTGAGGAAGCGAAGGCGTTTGGAGAAAAACTATTCAAGCACATGCACTCCGACGAGTTCATCGAAGTCATGTCCGAAGACGGTGGCGACTACAAGCTAGTCCGTGGTGAGGTTGTGGACGAGGATGGTGAGAAGGTCGCGGTGGAAATGGAAGTCCCGTCGGATTACCACGGCTACACTCCGAGCAATTGGGACAACATGCGCCTGCGTGACTACTCGAAGAAGGTTGTGAGCGCCCTTCCCAACAGTAACACCCGTGCCATGGTGGAAAAGGGAATGTTCTTAGGAACACAAGTGCGCAAGCTCTTGCAGACCATGAGCATGACTCGTAACATACACGGGATGAAGAAAGGAAGGCTGGGCAAGAACCTGCATCGAGCAACGATGAAGGATGCCGGTGGATATCAGCAGAAGATATTCAAGAAGAAGACCCATGCCATCTCGTTGGATGTCGCAGTGCAGCTAGTGGTGGACGGTTCCGGCAGCATGAGCGGCTCAAAGTATCAGGCAGCAAGTGCCAGTGCGGTGATTATGAGTCACGTCCTGACACAGCTCCGGATCAAACATGAGATCATCGTGTTCACTGAGGTGCGCTATCATGGCGAGTATGTGCTGCAACATGGCATCATCAAGAGTTTCGCCAAGGATGCAGATAAGGAAAGGTTGATGTCTAACTTTCAGGACTTCGATAATTGGGGTCTGGAACAGAACCTTGACGGGGAATCAATCATGTGGAGTGCAATGCGCTTGCTAAAGCAGATGACAGTGCGTAGAATACAGATTGTGTTCAGTGACGGACAGCCATCGGCTTACCGTAGTGGGGCAGGAGCCATAACACGTGACGCCATCAAAGAGCTGGAAGCTCGGAATGACATGGAGATTTATGGCATAGGGATTATGTCGAATGCAGTGAAAGAGTTCTACAAAGAGTGTGAAGTAATCGGCGACACCAGCAAGCTTGAAGAAGCATTACTGGCTGTCATCAAATCCAAAATCCTTAGAAAATAGGTGATATTATGAGCAGCAAAGAAGTTGACAAGCGCGTTACAGACGGTTTACTGGACGCCATGAAGAAGGCACGCGGAAACACTGAACGTGGGGAACGGGCTGGAATGGCTGTCGAGATACCACCCGAGGCACCAAAGGTGTTCCTCAAGGAGTTTTCTGATACACGTGAAGGCAAGACGTTCAGCGAATGCTTCGACATTGAACCACCAATAGGCATGCCCAATCTCAGGGCGCCTTGTTTCAAGGACACCGACTGGCCCAAGGGTGAGCGAGCGTTCATCCCTACTGTAGATGACAAGTACGTGCCTAACATCAAGCTGCTGTATCAGCTGTGGGTGAGTGTTCTTAGGAACAATAAGAAGGCACTGGTCGTTGGCCCGACCGGGTCAGGCAAGTCCAGCTTGCAGAAGTATTTCTGTGCACACACTCGCCAACCGATCTTCTGCATCAATGGTCGTGGTGATATGGAGTCGGACAGCATACTCGGCAAGCCGTGGGTGAGTGAGGGAAGCATGCACTATGAGAAGGGTGAGCTGGTCAAGGCCGCCGAGAAGGGCTGGTGGATTGTGATTGACGAGCCGTGGAAGATGCCAGCCCCAATCCAGATGGCATTGCAACGCTTCTACGAGAAGGACGGACAATTCCAGCTGGATGACATGGTGGGGGAGCTCGAGGATAAGCTGATTACGACTGGCCCCACCTGTCGGTTGGTCTTGTGTGACAACGTAGTGGGCACAGGTGACAACATGGATCAGTATGCAGCCACCATGATTCAGGATGGAAGCACATTGAATCGTATGGATGTCGTGCTCAAGCAGGACTACATGCTGAAAAAGGATGAGGTTGATATGATTACGCTGGCCTATCCTGATCTTGCAGCACGTACGGCCGGTCGTATGGTCGACTTCATCACCTTGTGCCGTACATCGTACGCTCAACGTGCACTGTCGGCAGCACTGTCACCCCGTAACCTGTTGACATGGGCTGAGCTTGCGATTGAGCTTAGTGATGTGGATGCAGCAGCAGCATGGATCGTGTTGGATCGGTACGCAGAGGATGACGAACGCGCCCTGATCGGTGAGCACTACATCACTGTCTTCGACAGACGGTTGAAGAGTTGAGTCATGGACAACACGTATACAGGAGTGCAGTGCACTCGATGCCACGAGCCTATGGCTCGGGCAGACTTCATCGCTGACGATGGTGAGTGTGACAAGTGCAAGGACGCACACCTCGACAGCATAACAACAGACCATCTTGGGATGGGGGAGTGGCACGATGCCGAAGTTTCTCAAACATAAAGAATTCCTGCCCTTTGCACCGGAGCACACTGGTAAGGTCAGGGTCAATCACTTGTCGCCCGATTGTGGTGGCGACAGCAAGTCAATGATAGTGGAGAGAAAAGATGATGGTTCAATATTTGGGTATTGTCATAGGTGTAGCAAATCTGGTAATTATGATTCTCCTTATTCTAAAGGTAGTCATAGGGGAAAGACACATAGCGATATTACAGCACACTCAGCGGGTCATAGCAGACGCATTGAATGCTATGAGTCAGCTAGCCGTCAGCCGCTTGACTGGCCTGCCGAAGTCAGGGCCAGACTCAGAGCCTACGGACTCTCAGACAGGGAGCTAATCGACAATGACATCAGGTATTCGGACGAGCTTGATGGCCTGTATCTCACTGTTACTAACGCTAGTGGCCCTATCGGTTACACTCTACGTAGATTCAATTGGGAAGGGCCGAAGTATCTATTTGATATTTCCAATAGTAATGGGCCTGCTGTTCATTGGCCTCCCGCTACTCGGCTTGGTGGTACTGTTGTACTGACAGAGGACATCCTGTCAGCCATCAAGGTGAGTCGACATGCGAACGCTATTGCCACGTTGGGCACTAGCCCCAGCGTGACGGTGCTGGCTTGGTTGATAAGGTCATATTCTGATTTCGTGATCTTTTATGATGACGATAATCAGATTGTAAAAAAGCAGCAACGTGTTCTTAGGAACACTCTTGCTAACATGGGCACAGCCCGCATCATCTCAGGTGTAGGCAAAGACCCGAAGGCATGCTCGAACGCTGAGCTAATTGAGTTACTAACTTAGGAGAACAACAATGGAATTAGCCATCATATCACTGCTCAGCATAGCGGAGAATCACAGCAAGTACATGCGCTTCATTGCGAAGCACCTTGTTACACGTGAAACCTACACTATACTGATTGATTTGAAGGAATGGTTCAAGACCAACGACGACGTAGTGTGGGCTGACTTCAGCACATGGTTCCGAATCGTCAAGCACTCCGGCATGAAAGCCGAACAGCTCGACCTGTACTCTGCCATCTTCACCAAGATGGACAGCTTCGAACCGACGGAGACAGACGAGGAGATTATGAATGCTCTTGTCATGAGAGAGTATGCAGCGAGGATAGCTGAGTCGGCAGGGAACATAGCCGACGGTGTCAAGGGGGAGCTACTGGACATCGACATGCTTATGTCGGAGTACAGGGTACATGCCGACATAGTGAGCAAGACCGACAGCATGTTCGTGACTGAGGACATCGACGAGATCATGACTGCTGTCATCCCATCAAAGGAATGCCTGCGATGGAGGCTCAAAGAATTGAACATCAGCCTAGGGCCCCTGCGTGTTGGTGACTTCATCACACTTGGGGCACGACCCGACTCGGGCAAGACCACCATGCTAGCCAGTGAGGTGAGCAACATGGCAGCTCAGCTGAAGCATCAGGACAAGACAGTGTACTGGTTCTGCAACGAGGAGAGTGGCAAGCGTGTTAAGTTTCGTATCATGCAGGCTGCCCTCGGTATCAAGACGAAGGACTTTGTCAGTGACATCGAGAAGTACTACGCTGCCTACCTTGCAACGGTCGGCGGCGAGCGCATCAAGCTGATTCACTCTGCCTCTATGTCATGCTATGATGTAGAGACAGTGGTCAAGAACCGTGATGACGTAGGACTGATCGTCTTCGACCAGCTGCACAAGTTTCAAGGCGTGGTAGGAGGCAAGGACACCAACGAGGTTGGTAAGCAGGGCTTGCTCTTTGCATGGGCACGGGGCATAGCAGAGTACGCTCCAGTCATCAACGTGCATCAGGTAAAGGGCACGGGCGAGGGCGTCATGTATCCTGAGATGGATCAACTGTACGGATCAACCACCATCATTCAAGGTGAGTGTGATGCTATCGTCATGCTGGGCCGACCGCACGACCCTGAGTTCAGTGACAATACTCGTGGGCTTTATGCTCCTAAGAACAAATTAGTGGGCGAGCTCACATCCGACGGGCGCTATCGCAATGCACAGTTTGAGATTGAGATACAGCCTGACTTAGCGAGATTCAAAGGGGCACACTAATGAAGAAGGTAAAGGAATTGACACCGGCAGACATCGAAGCGATGGGCATTCCCTCCTACCTACGCACGAGATCAGAGGAGATGACCTCTGCTGAAGTGCGGGAAGTGCAGGATGAGATGAATTTTGTATGGGTTGAGCATGTGGTAGCTGGCACTTTGTGGAAACGCAAGGACAGTATAACCGAGAATGATTTGTACCTGCTTATCCACGTTGCCGGTTCAGGACACGCACTGGTGGGGATGAACAACACGGGCAATTCATGGAGCAGTAATGTGAAGTGCAGGTGCGTCAACCCAAACCAGCAGGAGTGGGATAATATTCAAAGCACAGCTAAATTTGAGTTCGTCAGCTACATGCCTAACATTAATTCGGGCCAGCTCGCTGGGCCGAGCTGGGAAGAAGAGGCACGTAATCTCATGTGGAATAGACTGAAGATACCGGCCATCCGCCTGTGTCGGACGGAGACAGGCTGGGGCCTGAGTGAGGCCAAGGATTATTGTGAGGCCAACTTCCCAATGAACGAGTCCTCTGGATCATTCATGGATCCAGTCTAATGAAACCTAAAGAGGAGAAGTAGTATGTATCAAGTCATAGACAGTGAGACGAACATCAAGAACGTGGGGGAGGACGCAGTAGGTAAGATGAAGGCCGACCCATTTCACCCCGATAACTTTGCAGTGTATTGGGGTCGCAAGCTTGGAGGCAGTGACATCATCAGCACCCCTCGTACCAAGCACTGTGGGATAGGGCGAAAAGTTGACTTGCTGGTGGGACACAACATCAAGTTTGATCTCCACTATTTGTGGAAGGTTGACCCTGTAAACCATGAACTGTTTTACAAAAGAGGCATTCGTATCTGGTGCACACAGCTGGCTGAGTACCTGCTGACCGGACAGGATTCCAAGTGGGCTAGCCTCGACCAACTCTCTGAGAAATATGGGGGCACAGTCAAGGACTCAAGGATGAAAGAGTATTGGGAGGCTGGTATTGATACCGAGGACATACCGGAGGAAGAGATTCAGCCGTACCTAATTGAGGACATCAAGAACACTGAGCTGGTTTTCCTTGCCCAAGTAAAGCAAGCGATGTCTATGAACATGATGCCTCTGATTGTTACACAGATGGAGGCGCTGCTTGCCACAGCTGAGATGTCGTTCAATGGAATGGCCTTCGACAAGGAAGCTGCACTTGAAGCTGCTGTCGAAATGTCTAAGGATATCAGGGGCTTAGAGATGATTTTGGAGTCGTACATGGAGGCTCGAGGTGTTGTCGATGCCAACCCCGCATCATCACAGCAGGTGAGTGCATATCTTTTCGGAGGTACAACCAAGCACATTGAGAACCAGCCGGTGATGGGCACCGACGGGATTCAGGTCAGGTTTAAAAGTGGGGCCAAGGAGGGACAGGGTAAGTTCAAGAAAGTTGAGGTGCTCAACACACTACCTTTGATGGTAAAGCCTCGTAAAGAATGGAAGAATAAGGAAGGGTTTAGTGTGGCGAATGACGTACTCACCGAGTTGTACCGAGAGTTCGAGGGCGGCACTGCTTCTGTTTCACTTGAGGTGACGAGGTTTGTCAATGCAATGCTTGACTATCGTCGCATGCAGAAGGATGTGAAGACGTATTACGTTGGCTTCAGCAAGCTGACTTGGGACGATGGATTTATCCATGGTAATTTCAACCATTGCAACACGAACACTGGCCGCTTGAGTTCAAGCGCACCAAACATGCAGAATGTTACGACCAAGGAGAAAGATTTATGAGTGTATTCAACCGTGAACAACTGAAGCTGGAAGGCTGGCCCCCAGCACCCACACGTGGGATGCGTACCGGCGGCATGAGTAATGGGGTCAAGGTGACTCACTCTGCTACTGGCATATACGTCATTGAAAAGAGCCTGCGCTCGACGTACGAGAACAAGCTACTGGCAATTGATCAGCTTGAAGTTGAAGTTAATGAGTACTACGCTGAACGTGGTGAGGAGCACTTCTGATGCTAAAAAAAGAGGAAGGCTGGAAGCGTGGCGACCCGATGCCACACACGATACAGAGGTTCCATGAGATGGGTGATCTGTACGAGGCAGGATACCTTGCACTGAACAAGGAGAACTCTTACCTTCGACGTAAGCTTTTTGATCTTAGGAACAAACTGAAACATGGCAAGCCGAGTGGCTGCCCCCGACCAACGCTTGATGATTGTGGAGAAATAAAATGAGTGAAGAATGGGTAAGTGAATGTTGTAGTGCACCGGAGCAGGACATCTCGAGGGACATCGGGCTGTGCACCGAGTGCCACGAGCACTGCGATTACATTGACATAGGAGTGGATGAAGATGAGTAGCATCAAGGACATGTTCACCTCCCGTTTTGATGACGGGGTGCTGATACAGTTTGACTACAGTCAGCTCGAAGTCATTGGTCTGGCATGGTTGTCAGGCGATGAACAGCTGAAGGCTGACATCAGGGGTGGGCTGGACATGCACTGCCTGTCGGCAAGCTTCATCTCTGACTACACGTACAATGAAATCTACAAGGCACACAAGGCAGGCGATGCTGATATGTCAGCACTTCGCAAGCGAGCCAAGCCCCTTGGATTTCTGGTTCAGTATGGTGGAGCAGCTGGACTGATGGCACACCAGACTGGCCTGCCGAAGAAGCTTTGCCAGCAGTTCATCGGCCGATACTACACAAGGTATAGGGTTGTCGAGGAATGGCAGGAGAGAGTGGCACATGATGTTCTTAGGAACAGAACTATGAGTTCCCACATGGTTAATGGTATGTCAGCAGGAAGCAGCATGATTACCTCACCGACTGGTCGGCGCTACACATTCATCGAGCAGGCACCACCGGCATGGATGGGCAAGAAGCTGAGCTTCAGCCCAACACAGATGAAGAACTTCAAGGTGCAAGGGTTTGCCACGGGTGACGTGGTTCCCATGATGCTTGGAAGAGTCAACCGTTTCTTGAAACGTGAGTTCCCCGAGGTAATGCTGGTTAATACGACTCATGACAGCGTGATGCTCGATGCCCCTGCTCTTACTGAAGAGGGTGGCTTGATTATCAAGACACAGAAACTGCTCGAGTCTGCGCCTGAAGTATTGAAGGATGTGTTTGGCATTGACTTCGACATGCAACTCCCCGTCGATGTGGAGGTTGGCCCAACTTGGGGCACGTTAAAGTAGTGCTTGACAGGGGGTAGGAAGTATGCTACCCTTACTAAAACTAACTAACTAACTAGTTAACTAACTAACTAGATAACTAACTAACTCTCCCCCCTAAAGGGGGAGATAGAGTAACTAACTAATGATAGGTAATACTAGACAAGAGCACATGAACAACACCGCTTTGCTTTGCAAGCGTATAGCACACACAGACATGACATATCCTGCTATCGCAGAGGAGCTAGGCTGTGGAGTGCGCACCGTTAGCACAACGGCACGTAGTTATTCTGGTAAAGATTTCTTGAACACCCGTAACGGGGCAAGGAAGATTGCCGTTAACGACACGAGAGTGTCACCAATGAAGGAGCTTTAAGATGGGACAAATCAGTGGACAAGTAGCAGTCGTTACCAAAAACCGTTATGGTTACGGCATGAAGATTGAGGGCCATGAAAATTGGTTCAACAGCAAGCAGGGCATCGCTGCACAGAAGGGAGACTTCGTCACCTTTGATTCAGGCTCTGATAGCAAGAGTGTGTACGGCCTGACTACGACTGGTAGCGCTGCACCGGCAGCGACCGGCGGCAGTACACAGGCAGCAGCCGCTGGCCCGGCTGGATGGGACAAGCGTCAGGTGAGTATCGTGCGTCAGAACGCAGTGACGAATGCCAATTCCATGATGGCGAACACCGGCAACAAGAAGTATGACTTCAAGGAGCTGATCCAGTTGGCAATGCAGATCGAACGGTATACAATTGGGAATCCTCCCAAGGTACCTGAGACTCCGGAGCAGGCAGCAGCTAAGGTGGCAGCAGCAGAGGCGACAGCCAATGCAGCAGCCGAGGCAGCCAATGCAGCAGCCGAGGCAGCCGCGGCCGCTAAGGTGGTTGTTGATCCAGTTGCCGAAGCAAAGCAACTCGAAGACGCCATGGCAGCAATGGATGACATCCCTTACTGATGTCTCCACAAAGCAAGTGGAACAAGCTAGGGGGTCGGAAGGCCGACTCCCTAGTGATGGCTCGTAAGGGGGATGCAGGCCCCTACGAGTTAGGCAACATTGCCATGATTACTTTCAGCATGAATGCGAGGCAACGGCATGAACATTAGAGATTGCAAAACGAGAATGAGTTTGATTCAGCAAGTGATGTTGGATCACATCACAAAGTATGTTGACGAACGAGCCCACCTCGTACGGGATGAACTGCGCTATGCGATACAAGTGCCGGTAAGGGAATCGATCCCGAGCCATGCACAACGCAAGACCAGAATGAAATGGGTCAGAAAAGTTCTTAGGAACAACGACATGAAGCGAATCTTTGAGGAGCTGTACTCATGAAGACAATCATTCACAACTGGAGGGAGATCAGGTGGAATGGGGCGCCGTGCCTCACCGGGCGCATCACTGACCACCCCGACTCACGAGTAGGTCAGCAAGGTAACTACTCCATCACCAGCCCTATCGTTGAGAGAGACGATAGCAATGGAACCATTACAACTGAATCAGGCACAGTGTATGTGCTGGGGGAAAAGCATGAGTGAATTTGTAGCTTGGCCTAAAATCCCGAGAGGGACAAAGCAGGAAGTGATTACTATCACCGAGAAGATCGATGGCACTAACGCATGCATCATCGTGGAGGAGGGCATAGCTGGCCCCATCGTAGTGGGTGTCCAGTCTCGCAAGAGATTGATCGAAATTCATGACGACAACTACGGCTTCGCCAACTACGTTGAGGCCAACAAGGATGATCTAGCAGCTAAGCTGGGTGCAGGGTATCACTACGGTGAGTGGGCTGGTGAGGGAATTCAGAAGAATCCTCACGGTATGGTAGGCAAGCACTTCCTACTGTTCGACTCAAACCGCTGGCGTGATGGTAGACAGGAGCGCCCGTCAGGCGTCCTGTGTGTCCCTGTGCTGTACGAAGGGCCAGCAGTCAACGAGATGGGTGAGGACATGATCGATGTCACGATGACGGGGCTACTCAGGAACTATGCGTACGAAGCTGAAGGCATACGCCCTGAAGGAGTTGTTGTCTGGTACTGCAAGTCCAGACGGTACGAGAAACATACGTTCGCCATGAGCGAGGGGAAGTGGAAGTTATGAGTAAGCATAGAGTTTGGTTGAATCCTGTCAACAGCTATCACACAGGCTGGCTGAAGTATGGCTTGTCGATGGACTTGGACGATGGAACGTACGATGCAGAGTTTCGCCTTGCCGACTGCGCTCGTAGTGTCAACTTGTCGATTGACGTATACAGCCGGAAGGATCGGGTGGCCTCTGTCAAGAAGCTGAGGCTAATAGCCAAAGCTGCTGAACAAACCGCACTGGAAATATGGGAGATTGATAATGGTTAAGAAAATTGAAACCATAGTCGAGGACATCTACGATGTGCTCGACGACGAAGGCAGGATTGTGTCAGAGGAAAACCTTAGGTATCTCGGGCACAGTGTGATGGATGCTGTCGAACAGTCCATGGCTCAGAAGTCTGACCCCACAGGCAAGGCCCGTATCAGGGCCAGTGGTATTGGCAAGGCGTGTAACCGGCAGCAGTGGTACGGGTTCCAAGAGTTTGAAACCATTCCGTTGCAGTCGAACACCAAGCTGATGTTTCTCTACGGTCATGTGATAGAAGCGTTGCTTCTGTTCCTAGCCAAGGAAGCAGGTCATGCTGTCAGCTGTGAGCAGGAAGAGGTCACGGTAGCTGGCATCAAGGGCCACATCGACGCCGAGATTGATGGTGTTACTGTGGACGCCAAGTCCACCAGCCCACGGAGCTTCGACAAGTTCAAGTATGGGACGTTGGAGAAGGATGACCCGTTCGGCTACATGGATCAGATCAACTTCTACAAGGAAGGGCGCAACACCCGTGGCGGGTTCCTAGCAATGGACAAGCAGTTCGGACACCTTGCATGGATGGAAGTGAAGGGCAAGAAAAGTGTGGTTCCACGGATCGAGGAGCTCAAGGAGCTGGCGAAGGAAGATACTCCAGAGCCTGCGCGGAGCAGCAAGTACAACCCGGTGGAAGATGGGAAGTCTGGCAACCTCACTCTGTGTACCGAGTGCAAGTATTGCAACCACAAGTTTAACTGTTGGGCTGACGCCAATGATGGCAAGGGACTGCGTGTGTTCCTATATTCCAATGGGCCTAAGTACCTCACCCATGTAGCGAAGCTGCCGAAGGTGGCAGAGGTAGTAGCGTGATGTGGGTGTACACCGAGGCAGGGCTGTGGACACAGGTGGGGATTATCTGTGTCTTATGGGCCGTCATTGTATGGAGGACGCATGGCTAAGAAAACGCCACCTTGTCCGGTGTACCCTAAATGGACAACAGCTGCCTACTGGAGCTTTGTACGGTCGGGACTGCGAGCGAAGTTTACTCGCTGGCCTCCGAAGTATGAGGTGATCAAGGCAGCCAAGCGCGAGATGAAAGTGAAGGTAGGCAACCAACGGTTTGAGTATCAGTGCGCTGTATGCAGTGGCTGGTTCAAGCAGAAGGAGACAGAGTGTGACCACATCATTGAGTGTGGTTCACTGCGCTGTCATGCTGACCTCGCTGGGTTTGTCGAGAGACTGTTTTGTTCTCAGGAACATTTACAGGTTGTCTGCAAGCCGTGCCATAAGGCCAAAACGAAAGCAGCAAGGGAGAAAGACAAATGAAATTCCCCGACGATTACTTCGTCATCAAAACGGTGGAGGAGATAGACTTGCGCAGCCATGTGATGAGGTTTCGATCTCGACTGACGGTGAAGGCGTGTAACTTCCCCTGTGGGGGTAGGGTTGAGAAGCTAGAGTACTCGACTGAGATGGTTGCCGGACACGACGATTGGGAAGTCAGTGGTGGTGGCATGAAGGAAGTGTGGAGAGAGCAAGCAGCGCGACTTGCAATCCGTGAGTTCATGCCTCACTTGCAAGCGCACCTCAAGAAGATTGAGATACTCTTGTGTCCATCCCGACCCCCTGCTGGTGGTGTTTCGGGCTTAGGTTTAATGGATACTTCATCTCAGCCCGACCTATTCGGATGATTTGGCCGCCCTTAGTAGCTGCTGTCAATCCCATTAGCAATGATGGTGAGTGGGGCAGGACTGTGAGGAAGCAGTTCCACCTAACTTACTATGACGTTGGCAACTGTAGCTGCAAGGTTGTCCTAAGTCTGACGGCCGAAGATGGACTTAAGTATGACCGAGATTCGTTGGTCTATCCACGTGGCCTTGCTGACAGTGCCACCGTTATACTAGCCTTGGCTAAGTTCGAGCCAATTTTGATTGATTATTTAAAGGAAGTGAATTTATTATGAAACATTTCGTCATTCCAGATACACAGGTCAAGCCCGACCTGCCTGACCTCAGTCATCTCGAAGCTGCTGGCAATTACATTGCCGACAAGCAGCCTGATGTCATCATCCATCTCGGGGATCATTTCGACATGCCAAGCCTGTCCTCCTACGACAGGGGCACTAAGAAGGCAGAGGGCAATAGATATCAATCTGATATTGATGCTGGTCTTGAAGGCATGCATGTTCTGATGAAACCAATTCAGGACTTGCAAAGGAAGCAGAAACGTGCTAAGATAAGGCAGTACAAACCGAGGCAAATCTTTCTCTTGGGAAACCACGAGGAGCGCATCATGCGCCATGTGAATGCCAACCCTGAGTTGGCAGGCAAGCTTGGCTACCATGACCTTGAGCTGGACAGCTGGGGCTGGGACGTACAGGACTTCTTGACTCCAATCTGTATTGATGGTGTCTACTATGCCCACTACTTCTACCAGCCTAACACAGGCAGGCCACTCGGTGGCGTAGCTCACACTCGACTGAAGACGTTGGGGTTCAGCTTCACCATGGGGCATCAGCAAGGCAAGGATCAGGCCGAGCGATACCTTAGCAACGGGCATGTGCACCGCGGCTTGATAGCTGGGAGTTTCTACCAGCATGAGGAAGACTACAAGGGGCCGCAAGGCAACGAGCATTGGCGGGGGTGTATCATGAAACACCAAGTCAGCCAAGGCAACTACGATATTATGGAACTATCAATCGACTACTTAATGAGGGAATGGACATGAAGAAGATCAAAGCATTTATCATCGGCGTCATGCTGATGTTCGCATCACTGGCAGCTTATGCTGAACCGACACCAGTAGTAGTAGACAGCAGCGTATGGCTAGTATACGTGGGAGAACGTGCCGTCCTCCTATGTATGCCGACGGCAGCACGAGACGGGGTTTTTATGGCATGTCAGCCGATAAACTTGGAACGTTTCCTAGCCACAGCTACGACATGCAAGGCAGGAGCCACACGCTCCAGCCAAACGCTGGAGTGTGACTTAATTGATGTAAGTAAGTGAACGCACTCTTCGTTCAGATGGTCGTTGACGATAAGGACATGGAGGCTGTTGTTGCAGCCCTCACTTTCGTCCTCAACGACGATCGAGTGAGAGCAGGTGTGATGGACGCAGCTAAGTATGTACACTGCCCCAACTTTCTGCAACCCACTCCCTTAGTAGAAAACTAATATGCACGGTGATACCAGTTGCGTTGTAGCTCAGTTGGTAGAGCGCGCCCCTTCAAGGGTGAGGTCGGCGGTTCGAGTCCGCCCAACTAGCGACTGTTGGTCGTGCAGCTGAGTATCATCCACTGCTCACCTTTTATGTTCCTAGGAACAGGAGATTTAGAATGACAGATAGGATTGACGGCCCCAAACTGGCCTTGTGCCAAGACCTACACGCTACAAAGTATCGTGGGGAAGGAGAATCATACCGAGAGGCATGCACACGGCAGGCCGGTACGCTAGCCGATGACACGAGGCACTTCAATGCCTATCGTGATCTGCTATTGCCGATGGACTTTCTGCCAGCAGGTCGGGTTCAGAGTGACATAGGTAGCCCACGTCGCACCACGGCGTTCAACTGCTTCGTGTCCTCGACCATACCCGACAGCATGGATGGGATCATGAACGCTGCCACTGAGGCAGCCAACACAATGAGACTCGGAGGAGGTATAGGATATGACTTCAGCACACTACGCCCGAGGGGCGATCTTATCGTGTCTCTTGACTCACGGTCTTCCGGCCCTGTGTCCTTTATGCAAATCTTCGACTCCGTCTGCAAAACTGTTTCGTCGGCTGGGAACCGTCGAGGTGCTCAGATGGGAGTGTTGCGGGTCGACCATCCAGACATTGAAGAGTTCATCGAAGCGAAAGCGAACACTGACAAACTCACTCAGTTCAACATATCCGTGGGTGTCACTGACGAGTTCATGGAAGCAGTCAGGGACGACACTGAGTTCGATCTGAAGTTTGATGGTCGGGTGTTCAAGCGAGTGAATGCTCGTTACCTTTGGCAGCGTATCATGCGCTGCACATGGGATTGGGCAGAGCCGGGAATTTTGTTCATCGACCGGATTAATGAGATGAATAACCTGTTCTATTGTGAGGACATCGCTGCGACGAATCCTTGCGGGGAGCAGCCTTTGCCACCCAATGGAGCATGCCTGTTAGGCAGCTGGAACCTCACCCAATACATCGGGGACAACGGTAAGTTCAACGCAGCTAAGCTGAAGGCTGACATACCTGTGGTTGTGAGGGCCATGGATAATATCATTGATAGAACCACCTACCCGCTGGAGGCTCAGCGGCAGGAAGCCGAAGCCAAGAGACGTATGGGGTTAGGTGTCACAGGACTAGCAAACTGTGGTGAAAAGCTGGGCTACTCTTATGGCTCAGCAGAGTTTGTCCGTTGGACGGAGCGTACTCTCCGAATGATTGCCAACGAGACATACAGGGCGAGTGCAATACTTGCCAATGAGAAGGGCGCCTTCCCGTTATATGACGAGAGGTTCCTTGATAGCAAGTTTGTTCAAAGGTTGGACAAGGATGTCCAGCAGCTCATCAAGGAGAATGGCACACGCAACTCACACTTGCTGTCCATTGCGCCCACCGGCACGATTAGTTTCTGTGCCGACAACATCAGTAGCGGAATTGAACCTCCGTTCTTGATGGAGTATGATCGTACTATGCAGACCGAGCAGGGAGCTGTCACCGTTACGGTGCAGGACTTCGCCATTCGGGAATGGGGAGTACGAGGGAAGACTGCCGACGAGTGTACTGTTCAGGAGCATCTCGATGTTCTGGTAGCATGCACCAAGTGGGTTGACTCAGCTGTCAGCAAGACGCTCAACGTCTCTGCTGCCGTTGGCTGGGAAGAATTCCAAGGGATTTATATGGACGCATGGAAGCGTGGCTGCAAGGGGTGCACAACATTCCGATCAGCTGGAAAGAGATACGGTATTCTAAACCCCACCGAGGCCAAGGAGCCTGAAGAGGGTGGAGCTTGTTACATAGACATGGCTACGGGCCAGAAGGAGTGTTCATAATGTTTGGTAAAGATTACTTACAGGAAGACAGTAGTGAGGTGGATTTCAAAGAGGTCATTGCGATGGATCAAGAAACCGTTGCCTTCCTAGAGATGCTTGGCATCTTCCCCTCCCCACCACTCGATGCAGTGGAGAATGACAGGCCATTGCCTGATCTCGGGCTGGACGAGCACTTCGACTTCGCCCCGAAGAAAGGGTGTGTTGGTGTAGAGGTGGGTGTTCCTAAGAACACAATCACTCCTGAAGCGCAGGCACGGAAGGACACCCCGGTTGCTACCGGCGTCGTGGACTATTTCCCTGATGCTCTCAATGAGGTGGCACGTTGCTCGAAGGTGGGCAACGATCAGCACAACGCTGGTGAGCCTCTGCATTGGGCGAGGGGGAAGAGCACTGACGAGAGTGACGCCTTGATGCGACACTTCATCGACAGAGGAACCATCGACACTGATGGCGTACGGCATAGTGCAAAGGTAGCGTGGAGGGCTTTGGCCCTACTTCAGAAGGAACTGGAGAACGCTGCACTGGACGATGCAACAGAGTAGGTTGGCATCAATACTGGAGCAGGTGGTACAGGCTGGACTGAAGTTCGTCACAGCCATGGCCTGCTGGCAGTTGATTGTTGCACCGCTATTCGGTTACGAAGTCACACTTGCTACCAACTTCGGAATCACATTCATCTTCATGTTGAACTCGATCTTCTTCGGGTACTTCATAAGACGAGGTTTTAATTGGTGGCACCATAGATAGGAGTAGGACATGTTACAACAGTTATTGATTATGTTTGGATTAGGTTCAGTTGACGGAGCCCTTGCAGGGCTGCACTCTTCCATGAAGAATTTGGAACGAGTGCAGATCGCCAAGGAGCAGGAAGCTGATGTTGCTGATGCACAGATTGCGTCTCTTCGGGTGAAGCGCGACGAGGCCACTGATGAAGCTGCTCGTGCGAAGCGCATCGTCGGTAAGGTGGGAGCACTGCTCTCATGAAACGCTACTTCTCTGACCCAAAGGATTTAAAAGCCCATGAAGACGATGCAGCAGATGCAAGAGGAGCTCACCCTGATATCAGTACAGTCAAGGTCGTTGGCGCCGAAGGCGAAATCAAAGGCGAGTCTATCTCACTCGACGACATCGGTGTCGTTGACGTCAAGCCCGAAGCCTCTGCCCCTCTCGAAAGCGCAGTGGACAAGTCAAGCACCGAGCGAACAGCAGCACAGCGAAGCGCCTCTGCCAAGGCTGGGGCGGCACGGAGAAAGGCCAACAAAGAAGGTGAATCTTAGCACCACACCCGAAGGGCGTGAGGTGTTCAATCAAATGTTTGAGGATGAAATCGATGAAGAGTTTAAAGAAGAGTACCGGCAGCAGCTCGGGAGTTAGTATCCTTGGTTTGTTGGGTGTCATGTTTATAGGACTGAAGTTGACAGAGGTTATCGCATGGTCGTGGTGTTGGGTATTGCTCCCCTTCTACGGTGTCTTGGCCCTAGTCCTTGGGCTAGGGGCGCTGGCTCTGCTGGCAGCAGGCGGCCTCCATGGCATTACGAAGTTGAAATGTAAGTGAACAAGCTGCGCAACCGGCACACTGGACACATGAATGCCTACAAGGCACGAGTGGTAGACGGTGGAGTGCCGAAGGTAATTGGTAAGGTGTTGTACTTCGAACGCACCCTCCCCGTCACCAAGCTGACGATTCAGCCTGATGGGACGGTGTCTAATGTGAAGATCGGAGAACGCATTCAACGTGTGAGAGCACTAGCAAAGACGGAGAATCCATTATGATACACATACTGAGGGAAGACCTGAAGGAGGCTTGGGCCCATGTAACAGCCTACTGGTATTTGTTCCTAAGAGCAATCGGGCTATGAAGTACGCCCTGATACCAGTGCTCAATGATGTCGCTCAGTACTTCGAGGACAACGACATGACGGAGTGCACTGAGAAAGATATGGTGAACGAGACTGAGGAGCTAAAGCTCCTTCATCGAATTTACCTAGCCAACAGATAGGAGAATGTGATGTTGAATATAATGGAGAGACGGAAGATTAGAAAGCTGAAGTCCGACGGCATGTCTCAAGCCGCTATCGCTGAGCAGTATGGCGTAGATCAGGCGACCATTAGTCGCGCTCTGGATGACAGGGACAACGACAGCAGGAAGGCTGACCGCATGGAAGCGTTCGGCCTTGTGGTGCGGGATGACGGATGCTACGTCACCGGCATGCTGGGGGACACAAAGACCATTGACCATGAGTATGTGCTCCCCAACCACGAAGTAGATTGGAACACGCCTGAAGCAATGCTTGAGGCTGAGCAGGAAATTGAAGAGAGGTTGCGTAATGGACAGCTTGAAGAGTAAACCTAAAACGAGGGGCACTGTGATAGCGGATGCGTGGATGGATGAAGATATTATGAAGGGGATCAAGGTGAAGACCTTGTCTTTGCTCGAAGGGAGTATAGTGCAGAAAGGCCAGACCGGCCCTTTGTATCTGCTGATTGGTTATGATCGTTCGAGGCCCTACGGGCTTAAAGCACTATGCGCCGTGGACTGGCTTGGGGGTCTTAGGGGGAAGAAGAAGCACAGACTCACGTACTTCAATCATTCTGACTTGACATGGACTGGCGACGACGATTGCGAGGCATGTGCAAACATCATCGCCAGCCTCGAACGGGGTATCCGAATCCACAAGATACCTACTTAGGAATCATGCTCTTGATCTTCGTAGTCATTCTGATTCCGAAGCTTGCAAAACAGAGAGTGACAAACGTGTAGCTGTACCACTCGGGTGCAGCTGCAAAGGCTTGAAAGCCCTCTGCCACAATGGCAGGGCCATCCATCCAATCAAAATGAATGAAGCCTAAGATGAATGGGAAGCCAATCATCAGCAGGACAAACTCATCCTTCCAAGAACTCAACGACCCCTTGGCATGTAGCTGCTCCCATGTAGCGATGTTATCTGAGGCACTCTGCAAGAGCCTCACCTCCCCATCTACCTTGGCCTGTTTGATACGGGCCTTGTCTTTGAAGAAACCACTCACGCCATTAATCAATGGCCCCACAATTAAATTCCACATCAGACACTCCACCTTGCTTGACCTTTGCGTACATCGAAATGCACTCGGTTATGGTACAGACCTATCCCCTTGCTCAGCGGATACAACTCGTCAAGATAGGTGTATACTTCAAGGGGACTAATCCCCTTCACCTTCATGTCGACTGCACGTCCGAAGATGTGCTGAGAGTACCGGCTGCCACCCTCTTCACGATTGTGAGTAGGGCATCTATTGCCAGAGGTGAGAGTAACAGGAGCACCGAAGTGCTCCCTTAACTCGTCAAGTATGTCGTATAGCTCTTGGTTTTGTTCGTTGAATCCACATCCACATTTGCATGCAGTTTCATGCTCTTTGAAATACTTACTCATTTAGTCACCCTGTCTAGTGCACCGCCAAAGCTGGCGATACGTGCTGGATCATCTAGCAATGCCATTGGAGGAGCAATCATTCCCATGGCTGCTGATCCCAATCCTTCGGAGAGCATTTGCTCGCCTACGAATTTGTTAAGGCCAAACATTCTCATCATGTTACTTGACACGATGTCGACTGCGCCCTTCTGTGGCTTGCCCTTGACAAAATCCTTGAAGCTATCCACCGTCCCATTCATCAGGACGAAGTATCCACCGAGGGTTGTGGCTGCCTTAGCGGCACCCTTGTAATCCTTGGCAGCAACCTTCTGACCTACGTCCCTACGCATGGTGTCGAGCAACTTGAGGTTGAACGACTGGAGCATGTAGAACATACGCCCGTTGGGATTGTCATGGAAACGCTGGGGCAGTGAGGACAGGAAGATGGGCTGAGTCTGGCTCAATTCATTTGCCAGCATGAGTCCAATGTTCTCTCTGTTCTCCGGAGTGACTTTCTCAAATCCTTGCACCTGCTTGTACAGGTCATCCAGCTGCTTCGGCCCTGACTCTACGTCAAAGAACCTACCCCACTTATTCTTGAAGTCCACTTCAGACATGGCTTTGTTCTTACTCAACGATGCGTTGATGAATGTGTTCTTGCCAAGCTTGTCCATGAACCCAAAGCCCGACCACTTGAGGCCAGCACCGAGGATGTCTCTACTCTTCATGTTGGAGGCAAAGTCAGCTGCTACGTCATTCAGACCGATCAGAGACTTCTTGTCCACACCATTGATCTTGCTGCCTTTGCCGGCGAGCTCGTTCACGAGAGCGTTGACTGTGTGTCTCAACCCATTAGCATGCGCACTGAGAGCCACGTCACCGAACTGGACAGCCGCACTCATAGGGTTGGCTAGCAGTACGGTATATGTCAGGTTCTTGAACAGCTGAGAGAGCTTGTGAGGGGCTGTCTCACCAGCACCAAACCTACTCTTGATCAGGCCAATAGCCTCATCGGCCGCCTTCAAGTCCATGCCGCCATCAGTCAGTGCCTTCCGCATGGTGATTGCCACGCTGTCGAGGTTCTCACCTGATGGCCCGACTACACCCTTAGCACCGTTCCCTTCAAGGTAACGCTGACGCTCCACCTGTCGAGTGATGTCGTCAATGTAGTTGCTGAGTCCCTGCATGGGATCAGCATACGCATTCACATTCTCATCAGTGATACGGTCAATCTTTCTCAGCTTCAGGTTAGCTGCACTCTGAGCTTTGGTCGGAGCCTTGCGCCCGAGCTGCCCATTCAGCAGCTTGGTGATAGCATCCTCTTCACCAGCTCGGCCCAGCACGATGTGCTTGGCGTTGGCTACAGCTTCAAGATGGCTAGCGATTTCCGGAACCGTCCTGAACGGAGCGGTATCGATAACCTGACGAGGGAAGAAATTCTTTCTCATATGCACAGTGGAGTACCCAGCTGCCTTGAGGTAGGCTTCGATCTCGTCGAGAGCAGGAGCAACTACGTTGATCAGCTCGTCAGCAATGTCGTTGTGCCCCTGCTTGCGCAGGAGAGCGGCAGCAACCTCTCTGTTGCCTAGGACAGCCTTCTTGAAAATCAGAGTTTCATCGTAGCTCAGCTTCTTCATCATCTTCTTCATAGGCTCTATTTGAGCCAGCCACTTACCGGCTCGGATGTGTTGGAGAGCTTCTGACTTCAGCATGCCATCAGCCAGCTTGGGGTTGATGTTAGCTAGACGTGTGATGACAGCACCAAGATAGTTCTCAGCTGTCTCGCGCGTACCACCGATGAGCTCGGAGATGCTGCCGTTGAATTGGTTCTTGTCGATCTCAGCAATGGCTGCCTTCACTTTGGCGGCCATTCCCTGCACGTCCTTGATTGCTTTGCCTACGTTCAGCTTGGAAGCTTCACGAGCTTTGGCAGTCTTGGTCAGGCGAGGAGCGAGATTACTGATCTTGCTACCACCAAACGCACCAGCAGCTGCGCCAGCGAGTACGCCCATTGGGTTGCCGTCAGTGGTGGCACCACCGGCTACACCACCCAGCGCTGCACCTCCACCAATAGCAGCTACTTTGGAATCAATGAAACCCCCTTGGTTCTTTCCTTTCAGTGGGACACCTTGGGTGTCACGCAGGCGCTCCGCTTGAATCTGATCGTGACGCTGCTTGCGCACACGAGTAGCCAATTCATCCTTGTGTAGCTTCGCAGCTGACGGAGGCAGTCCGAGTTCCTCGGCGAGCTCTCCACGATTCATGGAGTTGACCGGCTTCTTTCGTACGTTGGAGACGGCAGGTGCTGCTTCACTCACAGTATTAGCTGCCAGCTTGGCCTTGCTCGGTGCTCCCTTTACAGGAACCTTTTTGTTCTTAGGAACAGTTTTCTTGAGAGTCTTGTTGATCTCGCCCCGAATCATCAGAGCTGCCATGTAATCGTCCTCTGCTTTACGCAGTGACTGTGTTACCTTGGGAGTTTGCTTGGCACGGGCGAGCTTCTCGACCTTGAGTCGAGCCAGCATAGCAGCTTGCTTCATCGCGGCAGCAGCTTTCTTCAGGGAGGCCTTCACCTTGGCACTAGTGCTGAAGCCCTTCTTGATGATGGCCTCCATGGACTCGCCCCTCTGGACACCACCAAACTTAATGGCACGTGCTTTGGCAACAGCTCGCGCACCAGCCATGCCGGTTGTAGCGGCAGGCGTAGGTGCCCGTTGACCGAAGTTCTCGGCACGTTGACGTACAACCGCACGAGCCTTGTCCATGATGGGATTGCCAGAAGGAAAACCTCTCTGAACTCCACCACCCTGACCCAGCTGACGAGCTTCCAGTGCCTGACGTGCGCCAGCCATGCCCTTGAGCTTGACTGTTGCGTCCATATCACCAACCAACTTCTTTGCTGCGTTCCGAGCTTGTCCAGAGAACAGCTTACCAAACGCACCACCTAGGATAGAGCCGCCAGCAATCGATCCTACTCGACTGTCATTGACATCGTCTTGAAACTCAGCTGCTCCCAGCAGGCCACCAGTGACGGCACCTCTTACCAGACCTGTGAAGGCACTGGCAGGGATAGCGAAGGCAGGGAGAATCTCACCCACCAGCTCAGCAGCTTGAGCACCCTTCCGTGAGGAAGCGTGTGTGCGTTGAGTGTCCAGAAGGTCTTGCTCTTCCTTTGCTTCTTGAGTGAAGTATTCAGCACCACCCCGCTCGACGATGCCCATGAATTCTTTGGCCTCTTCGAGTACTTGCAGTGCTCCATCCTTGGAACGATTGATGCCAGCTACGGCATTGAGCAGTTGACTGGCATCCATGCCATCCAGATCACCGGCTTGCGCCATGGGTGCATCTTCTGCTCTGTTGAAAGTGTTTACTTCAGCCATCTAATTACTCTCCAAAAAAGAAATTCCAAATCCCTCGACCAGCTGGGTTGCCGAAGCCTCTGCCCTTCCCTTCGGAATCAACAAAGTCAGTCCTCTTCATCTGACCTAGGTAGTCGTTGACACGACCAATCCTGTAAAACTCTTCCATGCGTCCTTCGTCTTGCAGCTTCTCTCGGTAGTCGAAGTAGATAGACTTGCGATCAGCAGGACTAACTGCCCCGACCCATGCTGTAGTAAACTCAGGAGATGCAGCCATCCATTGCCAGTTCTTAACGTGGGTCCGGTATGCTTCACCACTCCCCACGTCAACTCCAAGTGCTCTGAAGTTTTCGGCAATCATCTCAGGCCCGTTGGGTTTCTGCATCTTTTCTGCAAAGTTATGGAAGGCTCTGATGCCTGTGTCGATGTCGACGTTCTTCAGGTTCAGCTCGCCATTGGCAGTCAGCCCAAACTTCATCTTCGCCCTCATCGCTTCATCCTTCAGACGCTCTTGCTTAGCATGCTGGTTGAGCAGTGCTTCTTTTTCCAGCTCGGCCGGTGTAACATCACCGGAGGTGTCGAGACTCACTTCGTCAGCAAAGAACTCATTCATTGTGGTGTAGTTCTCAGACTCACCAGACTCCTTGATCAGGTTGATTGCTCGTTGAGCAAAGTCCTGTGGTGATGGAGACACATACTGACTCATGATGTCGTTGTACGCTCCACCATTGAACTGCCCATTTGCCGAGGCAAGTTTGAAGGCTTCACTTTGAGCCGCTTTCAGTTCCTTGGTCATCATACGTGCAGCCAGTGTTTCCACTCGACCGACTACGCCATCCACACTCTCATTAGCCAGACCATAGTTCCCATTGCGTTGGTTCACAATGTCGATAATTGACTTGTCAACCAGCAGCTTCATTGGTTCGCTGAGTGTCATCTTCGGACTAATCACTGGACGTAGAGGATCACCTGCTCTGCCACCACCAGCTGGTTCAGGATTGGACGCTACGCCGGTGAACGCATCAATCTTCCTCACGTCACCGTCACTGCCTGTGATTGTGGTTACGCTACGCTTGGTCTTCTGGCCGTCAAGGACAATCTCTTCAGTGGTAGTGACAGGCTTGCCCCAAGTCTGAGCGGATGCAGCAGGCATCATGCTCAGAACCTGAGTGGCTTCAGCAAAGTTGCCCTCGTCCTTCAGCTTGTTGGCATGCTTGAACACACTCGCCCGTGAGCTGAAGTCCAGCCCTTTCAAACTCTCCTGAAGCAGACTCGCTTTGATCTCTGCATGAGAGCGTGTGTCAACTTGATCACCAGTGAGGCCACTGGCGCCACGAATACCTGCATTGCCGAGAGCATTCCCCAAGTTGAAGAAGGCTCCACCATTCGGGTCATTCGTCTGAGACAAGGCAGCACGTTGTTGCTGCTCAGTCTGACGAACGTCAGCTGCTGTGTCAAATAGTGCCATGATTATCCCCTACCTCCTTGCTGGTAGTTGTATGCTAGTGGTGGTCTTGAAGTGGTTTGAGGAGCAAATAGGCCATTGACCTGATTTCCGATCTGATTTACACCTGCGTTAACCAGTCCGTTCCCAATCTGACTAGTGGTAGAACCGCCGCGGGTGGTGGAAACTGAGTTCCCTCCTTGTGCAGCAGCGAATGCATTGAACCTGTCCAGAGACTGGTCATTAATATTCAGACTGTTGTTCAGACTGTTCGTCCCGAGATTCTGGAACATCCCTCGAAGCTGTGGGTCAAGCTGTAGCAGACTGGAAGCGTTCCCAATCTGCTGGTTCTGTGCTGCCATGCCTTGACCAAAGGAATCAAACAACAGCTTACGCTCGGAGTCCCGTTGGGAATCCAAGAGAGCGTTGACATCGTTGGCTCCTCCGGTGGAACCCAATCGGCCTTGAGAAAACTGTCGGTTCTCTTGAAACAGCCGGTCATCCTCAAACCCTTCCTGAAGGATAGGGTTGAACAGATCGAACTGCTGCCGGGCGATAGCCATCGGATCGAAGGCATCAATTCCATTGAACATCTGGTTGCCAAGACGGTTGGCGGTATCTGCCCCTGCATTATTTCTTGCATCGAAAGCAAAGTCCCGTGCGTCCTGAATGCCGTTGGCTTCGAGAATCCCCGTATTGCCACGTGAGAACGCCTCAGCGTTCCCTTTAGAATCCAGCTGTGCGAAGAAGTTCCCCTGATCACTCATGAATGGATTGGCTGACTGCTGCACTTCCGTGCTGCCGCCACTACCCCCACCTCTTCGTGACAGTGCACTGCCTACTACTGTTGAGGCTACTGCCCCGCCAATTGCTCCAAAGCTCATTTGTTATCTCCGTTGAGGAAAGCGTCATATTCTTCATGACTGCTGACTACTAATTTGTCGACCATGTTATTATCATCTACACTGTCTGTGCCGAGTGCAGCCACCCACAGGGTGTCTTCATGTGCGTATACTGCTGTCTTGCTACCTGCCTTGAACTCCCCGACCCATGGAGCTTCGACTGTTTTTGTTCCTAGGAACTCATCTGAGAATGTCACCTTGCCAGAAGCAATGATGCACACCCTGTCCTGCTTGTGGATGTACCCGACTAGGGCTGTGCCTGCCGGAATCAGGAGGCTCCTCACGTACAGGTTCTCCCCATAGAAGTGGTCAGCCTGATCGTTATCAGTTTTGCAGTTCTTGATAGTCTGCTTGATGGTTCCGTTATCAATTGCAAGGGACATCTCGTCCTGCAACTTGTCGATCTTGCTACGCACCACGAGCTGGTGCTCGGTGCGCACTGCCAGCTCATTCATGCTTTGATGCTCATCGTAGGATACATTGCATAGTTCTCGAGCGACTGCCCACCCAAACCTGCCTTCCATGTAATCTTGACCTTGCCGTCAGCGCCCACCGGGCACATGAAATACTGTTGCTGTTGGGTACGAAAGGCTTTAGAAGCGTTGCCCGCCAGCCCGCTGGCTGTGATCTCAGCGATCAAGTTTCTATCATCCACGGTTGGGGAGACAATATCTGAGCTCGTCATGTACACCGAGACTGCCGTCGAGAAGGTGTTCTTAATAGTGAAGTTGACGTTCATCCAGCCTGCGATGCAGTCGGCTCCTACCATGTAGTAATCTGCCCAATCAGCATCCTCAATGTCAGCTCCACTTCCCACCGGCCCCATAGTGTAGAAGGTGGCCTGATCAAGGACAGTGAGGGAGTCAGTGTTACTGTTGTTCTTTGTGTTGAAGATGATGTGGTTTCCCACCTTTGTCATGCTGGTGTTCTGAGCAGCTGGAGCTGTGTCCGGCACCAGTAGGTCAAGCGAGCTCTGCACATTAGTAGTGACTCCGACAATGTTGTCAGCACTCACCGCTACGTCTTCGACGCTGCCTTCCGCATCCAGCTTGAGGAGGTTGTCTTCAGTGCCCCCGACAATCGAGTTGGCCTTGGAAGATATGGACTCAGCAATACTGTTATACTCCTCTTCCCATGCGCTGGCTACGACCGGCGACAGGGAAGCATCCTTAGCTGCCCCACCGAAAATGTTAATGTAATTGCTCATGAAGTGATGAACCCCCTGTAAGACAGGTTTGCTGTGACATTATTGTGGTAGGTGCCCTGTGACCAATACAGAGCAATTCTCTGATCCGTGGTGCATGGCAGCATAAACGTGGAAGTCGCTTCGTAGACTGCTCCTACCTTGAGCACACTCTTTTCAAGATACCAACACTTATTGCTGTTCTCTTGCCCATCGGAGGAATGGCTCGGGACGCTGTGCCACAGAGAGGAGGACGGAGAATTCAACTCGTCGGCGCTCGTCCCTAGCCCTTTGACATGCATCTGAAAAATGAGAATGCCTGCTTCAGAAGGCACTACGTCCAGTGCTGCCCATTCCGTAGCTCCGTTGCCTGTCGGCCCGATAGTCGTCCACAATCTCGAGGTCAGTCCATCAAGATCGAACTCAGCAAGTCCGTCCTCTTGGTTTGTGAGGAACCAATTGCCTACCCTAATGTGGTTGTCTGGAGTAGCAACAACATCTAACCCGGCGTCAATTTGATCTTGCACACTACTCGTAGTGCCTGCCAGAAGAGAGGCAGCGATGCCTGTGTCAGCTAGCTTGCCTCCACTTGTCTGCTTGCTGATGTTACCAGCAACGGCAGAAGGCACGTTCTCTGTCTTGGTGGCAATTGCTACAGCAATGGCGGCCAGTTCAGTGTCGTGGTCAGCAGCTAGGCAATTGGCAGCTGTGGTGCCTCGGGCAACCCAATCAATCTGTTTTGTGTAGTCACTCATTATCCAATAAATCCTTTGTAGTACATGTCCATCTGTGTACCTGACCCGTTGCCTTCCCAATACATCTTGAACACTCCAGCAGCATTCAGTGGAACAAAGATTAGCTGAGAGAATCCAAACTGGCAAGAACTGTCGAGAGCTGTATGTCCTACCCGAACCTGTAGGGTGCGGGAGTCCAGTGCAGGGCTGCCATCATCTCCGTGAGTGGTGTGAAGAAACGTGTGTGTATCTGTTCCCACACCTCCGGTATTCGTAGTGGAGATAATTACATTGAAGACTGCAATTCGAGGAATAGGAGAGGCAGGCCAGAATGCAATGACGTGGTCTGCTCCATTACCCGTGGGGCCCACTGATTCCCACGTACTCTCCGTGATGTCGCTGGCTGATATCTTGTGGGACTGATTGCCGTCAGCCATCTGAAGATTCCCGATCTTCTTGTGGTTAGCAGCTTCCGGCAGGCACACAATCTTAGTGGCGAGTTGAGTCGGAATTACCCCACTCAGTCCTAAGTAGTGATCACTGTCAGCGCCAGAGTCGGCGATCCCGCCGCTGGCTGCTTGGCTGACAAGGTTGTCGAAGACTCCCCCGGCAACTACATCAGCCTTCGTGGCGAGGGCCACTGCAATAGCGTCCAGCTCAACATCATGCTCTGCACCGAGAATGGGATCGGTGCCACTGTCTTTTGCAGCACCTCCAAATGTGTTTGTGTAATCACTCATAGCCCAAGCTTCCCGATCTTAGCAAGTACGTCAAGCCGTTGAAGGGCGAAGGCGTAGCCACTGATTGTGGTTGTCATTCCCATTTTCATTACCTGTCCAGTAGAGGACAGAGGACTCCTGATACGTTGGAACGAGCCTCCACTTGTGTACGAGAAAGCCCCACCCCATGTAGCACTTCCACCATACACTGGAGGTGCGGCGCCTGAGAAGTCCAAGACAACAGACCGGAATGTCTCGTCATAGTCGAAGGCCCACTTGAAAGCAACGGCACCCGCAGGGGTTCCTGCTGCCAGCATGCTTACGTTCTTTACGATCTTCAGGAATGGGGCATAGTCTTCACCGAAGTCATTCCACACTCCTTCGAAATTCAGCCGGTAGGCTGTGCCGCCACTGTCATCGGATGCAGATTCATCCAGATAGTTTGTGTAGGTGGAGATGTAGCCCGCAGACACTGACATGTACATTATATGCCCTTCATCGTACATAAGAGCCGTTGGAGCAATGTCCCACCTAGTAGCCTTCCATGTCCCATCATCGTTTGGGAACTTCAGGTCAAAGCAGTAGCTGATTCCAGCTGTCGGAAAGGACAGCAGATAGAAACCCTCTTCTGGATTGTACACGCTCTTGATGTCAACTGGTGTCTCGAGCAGTGCCACTCGAATCAGAGCATCACGCACGTGTGCTGACAGATCAGTGAGAGGCATAACCTCATCTCCCAAGCTTCGTCCCAAAGAACGAACACCTGAGTCAGAAAGGAAGGCAATGTCTTTCCCGATTGTTTGGACGCTGTCTCTTGCGATACACCCAATCCCGTCGATGCCTTCAACAATAGCCATGTTCGCCACTTCGTCTGCATTCTCATAGACGATGATTGACTTCTTGCCAAACACAATAAGCAGACCATTGAAGTCTGCAATTGCAACAGCCTCATCCATGCCATTAGGCCAGAACTTAGCTAGGTCAAAGTTGCCACTGCTGCCACCAGCAAAGTTGGCAATCAGAAGGTCAGAGTAGTGGAGGGTGTTGTCCAACACTGTCCACAATCTACCATAGGCAGAGCAGCCCATGCTGCCCTTGAAGAAATTGGTTCCATTGGAGCCAGAGAAGTCCACGAAGTTTGGTGTGGTGGCTGACGTAGAGATGCAAGGGACGTGCCCTGCCTGAAATCCTACACACCAGCCATTGAAGTTGACGAACTGCCACTTGTCGGCGGCAGGCGCAGACATGCCAGCATCAGTCACATCGGTGATAGTGCCACTAACTTCTTTGAAGATTTTGTCGTCAGCTGCGAGGATGTTCACCCGGTTGCCAGAGGCGTCGATGAACTCATGTGCTGCATACACAACAGGAGTGGATGGAATAACTGTAGCGTTGCGTCTACGAGTGCCTGAACGAGAAGCCACTCGACCCACGTCATCATAGACGAAGTTGTCAAGTGTGGTAGCCCAGCCCACAGGCAGAACGCTGCCTGATTGCTGTGTGTTCAGACCAAGAAATCCGGGACTTTGGACAGTGAGTGGGATTAGAGGCTTAGGCATATTAGTCTTCGAACCAGTTGGACTCACCTTCAATGTCGGTGATGTCATGAGCCACTGCGTCTGCAATGGCAGAGGCGTAAGCCCCATTTGCTTTTGTCAAGGCATTGCCCTGATCGTCACCGCGCTCGTCAAGTGCTCGAGCATACGCACCAAGATAGATGGGCCAATGTGGAACTGAAAACTCTTCGGTGCCGATGACAAAGTCATTTTGTGGTACTACAACTTCACAGGACAGGGTTTGGACGGTAGCGTTTGGACGAATCCAGAACGTGACCTTGCGGTCAGTGCCATTATTACCTGACATGAAATATTGACTAGGCCGACCTTCGTCGGCGGTCATTGCCAGCTGCGCCTTAATGTTCCTAGGAACACCCTTGTGCAGATGGTAGAAATCTTGGTTGTGCCAGATGTTCAGCATACGCCCACGTGTCGTGGAGCCAGTCACTGCATACTCTTGCTGCCCTTGCACCATCGTGAGTTCGATGTCAGTGCGGAGGTTCTGCCAGTCGTGGATGTCTTCCACTTCTCGCTTAGACTCGTTGACAAAGTCACCGACGAGTGTAGAATAGCTGGAAGCTGGGGGAGTAGATACTTCTGATTCCCGCATACGTCTTAGGACATAATTGACTGCTTCTGTAAATGTTGCTGACATAATATTTCCTTAGATATGAAAGGGAGCAGAGCTAATGCCCTGCCTCCCTGATTTACTTACGAACTAAGTGAAGCGCGGCCTGTTACCCGAACGTAGGCAGTTGTTGAAGCAATGTCCAATGTCCCACCAGTGTTGTTCGTTACGGTCACAGTGACCACGTTAGCGGCAGTTACGCCAGCTGTTACCTGAAGACCAGTAACGTCGATAGCCAAAGAGGCATCAACATAGTCACCAAGTGCAGCACCAACTACAGCGATGTTGGCGTCTTCTGCATTACCATCAGCCATCGAAGCCAAGTCCAGTGTAGCAGAACCATTCATGTACATACTCATATTTATTCTCCCGAATAGTTTGGGGGCAGCTAGGCTACCCCCGATTGATTACACGTCGACTATGAATGCAATACCAGCGTTGTTACGCAGCTCGCCTACACCATAGATGGTGTCAGCTGTGAACAAGTCACCGAGCCACTCTTGCTTGTACTGAGTCTGAGAGCGAACGCTCATCTGCTCAATGAATGCCAAGGCATCTTTGTGCAGAAGCAGACCAACACGATCATTGGTATTGATGGTCGGGCAGTTGCTTGTAACTACAACTTCGACGCCATAAATATTACCGATCATGCCGTTGCGAATGGTGTTAGCACCGGCAACTTCACCGACAAACGCTTGCTCAGTGAATCGAGCAATACCCATCAGGGTGTTACGCTCGACAGGCGGGATGATCAATGCACGGTTGTTCTGAGGTACATCGGCATCATCCAGAGTCTGGATCATCTTCCGAATACCGGCATCAGTCAGCGTGGAGCTGTTTGAGCTAGAACCGTCATACAAAGTCATACCGTCACCACCGATAACGGCAGCCTCCCACAGAGCTGCACCAGTACCACCAACCGTACCACCTTGCAAACCTTCTGCGAGGGCGAAGAGGTCGTCATCAACCTGAGTGGCGAGCGCGAAGCCAGCGTCGTCAGTGTAGAAGGCACGGAAAGATTCAATTGCTTGAACAGACGTGATGTCTTCGATGATGCGTGAGTACTCGTAGTGCTTGTCGATAGTCAGAGACACTTTAGTCTCGACGTTGGACTGAACTTGAACTTGCTGTTCAGATGTTTTCGCTGTCACGCTACCACGAGTGGGAACGGGAATGTGCAGGGTATCACCCTTCTTACCTTTATGCCCAATTTTGGTAACGTACTGTGCCAAAATAAGGTTTGTCTTATACGCAGCAATCACGTCATCAGACCACAACTCGGGGATGAATACATCCTGCGAGGTGTTGCTGACGTGCGCGCCGCTTGTACCAATTACGCCTTTAGCCATGAGTTTAACTCCTTTTGTGTGAACTCAATTATGTGTGTGTGTTACTTAACTCGACCTTCTTGGTAGGCAAGCATGATCTCAGGCTCCATCGCCGTATACTTCTGAGGATGGTATTGCTTCAACTTGATTAGTTCGGCCCGTTTGTAAATCTTACGGGACTCACCGGCAGCTACTCTGCCTGTCTCAGTTGTTGCAGCCTTTAGCCCAGCTTTCGCTTTGGCATCACGCTGGGTCGTTGCAGCTTCGTTTGCGCTCAGCGCCGAACTCTTGTACAAAGTGATCAGGTCGCTAGCGGCTTCCGCATCGTATGAATTAGATGCATTAGCAAAACGCTGCTGCCTTGATGCACTCGCCATAACCCATTCTTGAAAGTCAACACTGGCAACAACAGCATCAGCATCACTATGCGCAGATACAACTGCCGCATGAGCCTGTGATTGTGTTTCGTCAGCGATTCGTTTCTCGAACGCTTGCAGCCGAGGGTTCTTTGCAAGAGCCTTCTCGATAGCAGCTTCGGGGTCTTCAACGAAGTCATCAAAACCTACTTCTCTATCATCGGCATTGCCTTCCGACATGCCTTGCTTGAGGATTTCATCCGTCAGCTTTCTCAGCTCACCATTCTCATTGGTCGTACGACCGTATTGACTTTCAAGGTTTGTGTACGATGTGATGACATCTTCCAAACTCTTGTCCTTGAACTTATCAGGGACAACAAACTCGTTAGCTTCATCTTGATCTTGGTCGCCTTCTGCTTCGAGGTCAGCTGCTACAGCATCGGGCTTGCGCTCGATAGTGATGGGCCGATTGTCCTCGCCAAACAGATTTACTTCTTCAAACTCTTCTTCTTCACTCATAATATTTTCCACCCCAAAGGGGTTACGGTTTTACTGAGGCGCCGATTACTCGGATTGACCACCAGCTTTTTCATGTTGCTTTCCCCACCTGTCCCATGCAGTAGGAAATGCCGGATCAGTCCCGTCGAGCACGAAGCTCGTTCCACTGATTATCCGCTTTGCGTTACGACACCCACATGCACAAGGCATGGTCTGAGTGTCGCTGGGTACGAATTGTTCTGCCACGATTCCACATTGATCGCACTGAAAGTCCAGAAGAATCATTACGCCTCCAAATCGGAGACTTCATATTCATCTGAATTGGCTTCAGCGTCCATCTGCACCATCGTGTTGACAATGTAAGGTTCGAACTGAATGAGAGTATCAAGCTGGGTTACTTGCCCACGCAGGAACTGCCATTGGTCGTTCGAAGGAGCAGCATTGACTGCGCTGTCCATGATGTTCTTGTGCATCTCGTTGCTGAGCTTCATCAACTCTTTCCAACCGGCAGTTTGGAACATCTCTTCAAAGTCTTCATACTGTTGCTTCTGATCTACTTCGTTCATCTTGCTCTCCTTAGATTATCCCCGGGGGGTCTATGTGATGTGTTCCTAGGAACACTATTTGTGCCGTTTATCGGCCTTGCATTTAAAGTAAAGGTTCGTTGCGTAGGTGAGTACCATGAAACCAATACCCACCAACACTCCTACAATTCCCCACTGCTCTGCGTTCATACCGAGAAGAACCGTGGCTGATCCCGCCACGTAACCTGCATTATGCACTGCTGTGTCCCCTAGGTGATTTGTCATTGCTTGTTCCCTATTTCCTTACGCCTTGACTGGAGTTCGCTGGCACCCATCTGCAACAGGGTGACATTGCTGTCCTGCTCTTGCCCAGCTAGGGCAATACGAGCATCAAGAATGATCGACCTCTCGTGAAGCTTCAGCTTTTCATATTCAAGCATCAACTTCTGTAGTCTGTTCTGCGCCTCACTGTCGTTCTTCTTAGCATCAAGCTGCAACTCAGCTTGTGCAATCCGTGCCTTGAGATCGATTTCCTTCATCTTAATTTCGATAATAGGATCGGGCTTCTCAGGTTCAGCTTGCTTCTGCATGCTCTGCTGTATCATCTGGTCGATGAGGGGGAGCATCTGTTCTCTGTTCGAGAGGTCTGAGTTTTCAAACACTCCCTTCAGCAGCATCCAGAATGCCGGTGACTCTTGTGGAACCGTCTGCATCATCTGTGTGAGATTCTGCTGCTCGACTTCACGGGCCACCTGCCCCATGCTAGCCAACACCTTCCACTTGATGTCCGATACAGGGTAGCGGTCAGGAGCATACTGCATGTATCTCCAAGCTGCCTTGTGTACCAGTGGCTTGATGAAGGTGCGCTCTATGTTAGCAAGCGTTCGTTTAGTTCGTTTGATGCTGCCTGACATAATCATACTCATGCCAGAGGATGTCTCGTTCCTACGGTTCTCACCGATAGGGGTGGCAGAGTCCATGGCACCTGTAGCCATTTGAACCATGCGCTCGAGTTCTCCCGATTGGGAGAAGGTTGCTTGTGTCACTTGCCCAAACTGTAGAGGACGGAGGACGGTAGACGGATCACCGTTTGTGTAGATGTTCTTACCTGCACTCACACCGTAGTTCCCACCACGTGTCATGCGTGACGCATCAATACCCATCATTGGGTGTACAGCCAAAGCCATTGCGTCAATGCGCCCACGAAGCTCAGCATCAAGTGCCTTCTGTGGGTTGAACCCTTTCTCCATTACACCACGCCCCCAAAACTGGTTGGGCACACGCTCGTGCGGATAGGCAACGAATGCCCGATCCTTCATGATGTTGGGGTTAGCGATAGCACGAAGCAACGTAGTGCCGTTGGCGATTGTGACAATCGCTTCAATCAAATCGTTTTCGTCAATCCCAGCATGCTCGTCGTCTTCGTCGAACAGGCTAACTTCCTCTTCGCCTTCAACCAGCTCAAGGGGGATCATCTCCCGGGGAACCAATCCATGGTACTCAACAAGCATCACCTTGTCTTGGTCACGGATGCTCTCTGTCATGAGCAGCTTGTCGTGGCTCCTGCCGCCGACCACTGTGTCAGTGAAGCCACCGAGGGTGACATCGTTGTAGGTTCCGTCCTCAATCTTGGCTTGCACCGAGTGGCGACTCACTTCAGTGATGTGAGCCATGCCGAGGGCATCATCGATCTCACGTGCTGTGGGGTCAATGACAAAATCAAATGGGGAGACAGCCACAAGTTTACACTCAACAGCTACGTCGAGTGTGGATTCAGCATTGGCAATCTCAGTGTCACCAATGTAATCGGCAACCAGCTTTCGAGTCTCGTTCTCTTGAACAATAACCTTCCCGATGCCGGTGCCATACAGGCAACCGTTCATGAAGATTTCAGCTACTGCTTGAGGTACGCCAGCGGCGTCGAGGTCTTCACGCATGGAGTCACGGAACATCGCAACGTCAGTCTTGTCCTTATCGGTGAAGTTGTCATCGATATCAAACCACTTACCACCACCAAAGGTGGCTTCTTCCAGCTCAGCAACTGTGGCATCAACTGCCTGTGCCAGTGCTGGAGTGATTAACCGGCTGCGCTCAGACTTACGGCTCTTGTCCTTTGCGTTCCAGAACCCCCGCCATAGACGGTAGTACTCGTTCCAACGCTCGTTGTATGTGGTGTTCCTGTGATCTTCCCATGCCTTGACACGAGTCATGACCCAGCCTTCGATGCCGGATACTTTCGTCTCGTCGTCGTCTAGGTCGTTATCAGTTGCCACAATGCTCAAGTCTGCCATGCATATTTCCTTTAGTAGCCCGACACCATGTCGAGTGCTTCATAATCTTCTTCGTGCCAGCCGTGGTTGTAGATGGCTGTGCCGAGCTGGTCGATGTATGCCAAGCTGTCTGGCCCATCGTCGTGACTCATCTTGTTGGGGAAGTCGAGGAGCTGGCCTTCCAACCAAGGAAGCCAAGGGGCGCCCTTCTTAAACCAAATCTTCTTGTTCTGGAACCGGCCTTGCAAACTCCAAATGATGCGCTCTTCCTTCTTCTGACCACCATGCTTCAGTGGCTGGACATTCGGATAGGAGTTCAGGCGTCTCATCTGGTCTTCCAGATAGGGCATCATGGCGTTCTTCAAACTTCCTGCCTCGATTCCGAGGACGGATGCCTTGTGCTGCTGGGCTGCACGAATCACCTTGATGGAAGTTTCCCTCACGCCCCATCGTCCGTGCACCATGTCGTGAACAAACCAGCCTTGGGTGCTCACTTCAACGACAGCAATAGAACACTCGTCCAGTTTTGCTGCTGCTGCTTTGGAGAGTCCTTGCCCCGTGCCGTAACCGGCAGGGTCAACTGCAATGAAAATATCTCCCACTTCGGGAGACTTGTCTGCGTACTGGAAGTCATCAGAGTTGAAGGCGCCGCCACCGGCAGCTTCAAACGATGCTTCGAACTCCTGTCGAAACGCTTCCTTACTCATGCGGTTGCGAGCCTTGTCCAATTCCTTCTGACTGATCAGAGGATTGTCCAAGCTGTTGAAGTGAAATGATTCCCACTCCTCGTCGGAGTCAGTGGCGGCTTCATCCCACAACATGTAGAAATGGTTTTTGCCTGCTGGAGTACCAATGAAGAGAGCTTCTCCACGTGTATCTGCCAATGCAGGCCCTATGATCATATCCCAAACCTCCGGTTTCATGAAGGCGTACTCGTCTAGAACGACATACGCCAGTGACACTCCGCGGAGGGTGTCCGGTCTGTCAGAGCCTTTCAGCTTGATAGTCCGTCCATTGATGAGTCGCATCGTAGATGTGTTCTCATACACTTGGTCAATTACAGGCTGACCTAGTTCTTTCAGCAGGTTCCAGATGATGTCTCTGGCCTGCTGGTAGGTGGGAGCTACATACCAAACTTCCTTCCCCTTCAAGGGAATACCAAAACGGTTCTCCTCCTTCAGTGCTTCGATCAGTAGCGTTACGGCCGATAGGTAGGACTTCCCACCACGTCTGCCTGCTGCTACAATCTTGAAGCGAGCCTTCGATTTGAAAATCTCAAGCTGCTTGTTGTGTAGACTGAAGTCTAGTTCCATTACTGTGCATACTCTGTGATGATGATTGAGGAAGCCATGACCCCACCTTGAAGCCGGCTAATCGTTGTATTTCCATTCCATATGCAGGACCCGGCAACATGCCCTCCCCCTCGGACTTTAAATACAATCTCATCCGTGGTTCCTGCCACCATGACGTGATTGAAGAACTGGTTCGCGACTCCTGTTGCAATGGAATTAAAAACCATCGTAGAAGCGATGGCATTGGTAATGTCATCTTGGAAGAGTGACAGGGATTGCCATGCCGGAGCCGTGTGCGCTTGGTGTCCATTAATTTCAAGCTTTAACAGACTTGTAGCTGATGTGGGTGTGAAGGCTAACGTCATCCATTGATTCCCCTCTGTCTTCTGAGGGATGGAGTTATCTACTGATATCGTAGTAGTGCCACTTCTCAAGGCCGAGTCGATCAAAAATGCTGTTTGGATGACGATACCTGCCCCTGCTGGGCCAGTGGCCCCTGTCAGACCTGTGTCACCCGTGACTCCCTGTATGCCTTGCACACCTTGAGCACCTGTTGCTCCTGTGTCGCCAGTTGAACCTGTGTCGCCTTGCACACCTTGGATGCCCTGATCACCTTGAGCACCTGTTAAGCCTGTGTCTCCAGTCAGACCTGTGTCTCCTGTCGGGCCAGTGGGGCCAGTGGGGCCAGTTACGGTGATGACTGCACATATGTAGTATCGAACATATATGTTAGTAGGACGAGCCTCGTTGCCGCCATCCGCTGCGTGGCTGTGGCTACCGGCGTCTGATGAGGTGCGGTTTGCGTAAGCGTAGCCCTGTTCGTTCGCATTGTCAAAGTGCGCGGGGTCGTTGGACTGTACATCACGAACTAAGGTAGTGTGCGTGTGAGTACCTGCCGCTGCGTGAGTGTGACTCAGGTTGGCACCAGCTTGCTTTGAACCGATGACATCACCGCCAGTACCGTCGCCGCGGTCTGTACGGGATGCTCTGTCTGGATCAGTTGTCTCTCCGTCGGCTTGTCCACGAAGGAACTCCCCACGGTAGTCGGGGAGGTTGAAGGTGGTTGATCCATCACCAGCACCATAATCATCACCAAGCGCAGCGAATAGATCAGAGTAGGTGGTTCGAGATACGGCACTGCCGTCACAGTAGAGCCAGCCCACTCGAGCAGTAGCGAAAGAGAAGCCTACAATAGAGCCGATCTGATCGATGCCACCGGAGTTCTCAACAGCATCCTTAACGTACCTACGCCATGTGGATGTCTTAGTTTTACTACTCTCAATTGGCATGGCTTATGTCCGTCTTGTGTTTCCTGCAATCTTGTCTTGACGTGCCTTTAGGGCAGCCAATGGGTCGACAGCCTCATCGATTGTCTTGTCCATATTCTCTAGTCGTGAAGGGGTGCCGTCCAGCATGTCGCTGATAGCATCTCCCAAGGACATATGGTCAGTACGAATGACTCGACCATTCCCGTCCTTGATGCCGTTCTTACCAAACTTGATGCGCTGCTTAGCCTTCTCTGCTACTGTTGCCATGGTGTTTCCTGTGTGTGTGGTGCCTTACCAAGGCATCCTAGGAATCGAACCTAAAGTTGCTCTTGTGTTCATATCGATTCCTTAAATGTTTGGTGGAGCGAGAGGTCCCGCCCCGATAGAATCCTAATGTTTATCGTCATGATTCAAGTGTTGACGCTTTGGCTTCTGAGCCTCCCCCGAGAGGGGAGGCTGCTCGCCTGACTTACTTCGACTTGCCGCTGCCCTTCTGGCCTGCGCCCTTACGATGTTCAGATGGAACATTCTTTTGACCAGCTCCGGCCCATCTGTCGTCACGCATGGACTTTGGATTCCAGCTCTTAGCGTTGTTCTCACCCAAACCATTTCCTTTGTTCTTCATTGTGCTACTCTCCGAAAAGTACAGACCCTCTTCAAGGTCGATGACATACTGTCCTGTCAACTGGACTCTTGCTCATCCACCGTAGTGAACTCTCCTTCAATGGCTGCCTTTTCCCCGTAGGGGTCTTCATCCATTTTACCAATCCTGATTGAAATACTCACGCCCTTAGAGGCTAAATCATCCAAGTCAGCTGCTTTACTCACCGGCACGACGCGATCCATCAGCATTTTTGCCGCAGACATATCACCTCCCTTCGCCTTATCAATCACCACCTTGATGACTGCTTTGAAGTCTTTTGTCAGTGCTTCCTCGAACCCCTCCTTCATCACTTCTTTGAACAGGGTTGTCTTGTTCTTGGCGCCTTTGGGACGACCCTTCAGGTTGTGTCCAACAGGCTTCTTGACCTTGGCAACAGCTGTGGGTTGGGGTGCAGGTTTTGTCATGTTGTCCTATATTGACCTGCCCATCCTTGGGCAAGGTACTAGATTCGCTAGGGTTAGGTTTAACACACCCCCTAGGGTGTTTGTATAACAGGTGGCTAACTAGTTTCTACATTATAGGCTGACTCTCGTTGAGAGGTCAGCTATATATAGCCAGCTAATTAGTTATTAGTTATATATATGTGCCCTTCTAGGCACATGGGTTCCGATTGTTATTTTGATAGGGCAGGAACCCCTATAAATCATTCCTATTTCGGTGACAGATTTACTGTCTCCCTACCCCTATGTGTAAAAAATGCATAACTTTTGGCACCCGAAGGGTAAGCCATTGATTTAATGAGTGATTTATTTTCATTTATTTTTCCTCGAAACTGTTCCTAGGAACTTTCTCGGGATTTAGCACCCATCGAGCCCCAACTATTTTTAATACCCTGTTCCCCCTAATATTATGCACGATGGTTCATCCAATATGTACTAATTGGCCCTTATTTGGGCCTAGTCGTATTATGCTTTTTTTACTGGAATTTGAGCCTTCCTTTTTTGGAAGGCTAGAATCCTACCCGCTTCAGTGTGAGTGTCTTTACTCGATTATTCCGTGCCTGTACAGCCCCCCCGCCCCCTAGTTTCAGGGCTGAGCTGAGCTAATTGAATCAGGGACTACCGGAGGTAGGACTACAGCATGTAGGACAACATGCATGCTAGGACTACAGGGTGTAGGACAGGGAGAAGTGGGAGTGAGAGAGGATGTAGCCTAGGGTTTAGAACAACTATGCTAGGATTACAGAAGGATTACACCATGTAGGAAGAACTACAACATGTAGGATATAACTATCTAAGGCATTACAGGATGTACTCTAGGGAGTACAACAACTATGCGTCTGAGAGCTAAGCAAATGGTCGCAGTTTGTACAGAATAAACATATAACTGGTTACAACTCTGAATTAATTTGAATAAACTTTGATTATTTAATGGCTATTACTTGACTTTGTCTGAATAGCCACTATATTGATTGCAAGCAGGACATCCGGTCCGGCATAAAAAGGAAGTAAACAAAATGACTAACAAAATGACACAAGCAAACCAAGCAGCTTTTGACAAAGGCATTCATGCATTCAACGCGTTCACACTGGCGTGCAACGGTGATGACGTCTTCACTGTTGAGATGAGGGCAGTGGTAGCAACCAAGGCAGGATCTTACAATCGTAAAGGCTTCGAAGCTGGTGCCCTTGCCATGGCTCTCGAGCATGGTGCATCCAGTCCACAAGTCATGCGCCTCCGTGCTAAAATGGCAAAGGTTGAGACAGACAAGGCTCAGCAAAACTGGACTATCTGCTTTGCCTACGATAAGAAGGGTGAAGGACGTGTCTTGAACGCAGCGCACATCCAGCGAGCAGTGAGCAAAAAATCCACAACTGCTAAGAAACTGGACGGCAAGGTTGATGCACCCATCAAGGG